TCGCTCGGATTGGTTAACACGTAGAAAAGGTGGCCCCGCGATTGGTAGCTAAAGGCCCGCATGGCCGACGGCGTTGCCGCCGCTTCGAGGTACGCGTCCACCTGCGGCGTGCTGATCTTGCGGGGCGTATACCCTTCGGCCCGGTAGACCCCGCGCCCGCCCGCCTTGCCGTCCTGCCCGGCCCATGTGAGCCCTGAATCGAAGACAATCCCCGTGTCGCGGGATATGCAGCCGATAGACGCCGCAGCCGTGCTGGTTCGGGCGAACGCATCGCCGGACGTGGACAATCCGGTCGGATACCACCACTCGGTCGAGGTCACGCCAAGCAAAGCAATCTCATTGCCCGCCTTGCGCACCGCTACCAAGTTGTCCGACTCGGCTTCAGCGGTCGCGAAATCCAGCGCGTTGAAGCTGGTCGAATTGACAAGCCGGTATCTAAACCGCCCCGTCCCCTTAACCGCGTAAATCGAATAGCTCGCAACCGAATCGCAGCCGCTCGCTTGCTCGAAATTGGCGTCGGAAATCTCGGTCAGGGACAGGCCCGGCACGTCATACGAATACGACTTGAGTTCGGCCACGATATCGATCTGCGCGCCGTTGTAACTCATGTCCACGGCAGCCGTGCCTTCGATCAAACCAAGATTGCTTGACGTGCCGTCGGCATTAATCTTGTAGAGCGCGGTTCCCATCACGGCGTAGTTGACTTCCGCCGCCCTGATCTGCCCGCGCGGCGTGCCGCCGATGGTGGCAAACAACGCCTCACCCGGCGTGCCGTAAAGCACCCAATCCGTACGCTCTTCGCCTTTGACCTCTTCGCCGTACATGTTGGCAAGCGACGACATGCCGGCCGCATTGCTGCGGCCTTTGCCAAAGTTGCGGCCAAGAGGAATGCGTTCACGCATCAAGAATAGGCGAGGTTCATAACGAGCAAATCGCCAGCGCCGACAGACGTGTTGTCGGTGTCGCTGGCACCCGTCACCATCGCGTAAGCAATGCCGGTTGAAAAATAGAGCGGCTGGGCTCCGAAATCCAAGGTCATGTACCCGCCGTTAACCGTGCTGGCCGGGACTTGGACCACCCACATAAGCAACGCATTGTCCGTGGCCGGCGCGGGGGCCGACGCCTTGTTGTAGAGCTTCAGATAGCGAGCGGCTACGTTCGTGTTGACCACGGAAAGTGTGTAAACATTTCCAGGCGTCGCCTTGACGCTGGTCGCGTTGTTCGTTGCCGCCGATGATGCGAGGCGGGATGTTATGTTTGGCTTGCTGACACGATCATAGTTTGTCCCGTTAAAACTGACCGGAATAGCCTGAACCCACAACGCCGTCCCCGGAGACGCTGCCCCATCTGATGGTGATGTAACAACTACAGCACCGTTTGCACTGTTTGCACCCATCAATTGCACTAATAACGCCCCACGAGAGCCGCATTGCGGCTCTACAGGAACCGTTTCAACGGCAGTCGGAAGCGTGGTGTTGTATTGCATTTTTCCTACCATTTGAATTTTCTCCTAGAAATAGTCCACGCGGACAGGTTCCCGCGCGGATCGTTTCGATACGTGTTCCGACAAAAGCTGATAGCCGAGCGCCCCGTCCGTATACGGGAACTGCGACCCCGGCCCGCGCCCGAATTGCTGCGCCACCCGGCCCGCAATGATCTGCGCCAATGGCAACGCCGCGGCCTCTGGGATGGCGTTGTCTAACCAGTAGCACTTACTATCTTCGATCAACCACGCCCGCACCTTGGACGCCCGGCGGCTGATGCGGTCGGCATCGTCGGCACTCAGCGGCTCGTTGCCGTCGATGATGCCGAGTTCCTCGGCTACCAGGGTGTAAAGTTGCGTGTTCGTGATCGTCATTCGGCGTGCTCGTCAGTTGTGGCGGCAATGGCCTTCGGACGCCCGCGCCGCTTGGGTTCCGCTGCGGGCGCCGGCATATCCACGAATTCCGCATCTTCCGCGAATGGTTTGAAAAACCGATTGGTTTGCAGCTTGCGGATCGCGTTGTCGTAATGCTCGCGCGTCCGGAACTTGTCCGGCGTCACGTCCAGCGGTACGCCAAGCTGGAATTGCAGGCCGAAAGCGTAGCAAGTCGGCGGCACCTCGGTCGGGTCCGTCGCCTCGTTCAGCGTGACCTTGCCTTCCGTGTCGGTGTGAACGGCATCGGACGGTTGCTTTCCGCCGATGAATACATATTTCACCATGAGGGTTTCCTTGATTGAAAGGACGGGGCGGCACCACGCCGCCCCGCTTATGCTTAGCTCGCCAGACCTTCGAACCGGCCCGTCAGCGTCACGCTGATCGTGCCGATTGCTCCGGTCGCCGGACCAGCCGCGAACGCACCTGTAATCAGGGTGTCGTCCGTGTACTGGAAGTCGTTACCGGTCGCGGCAATCGTGGCAGACACGCCGCCAGCTTGCCCAACGGTTGACGCCGCAAAAATGCGGTCGGCATCGCCGGAATCGCCGATGTTGATCGTGACGGTCGGTGACCCGTTCGTGTCAATGTCGGACGATTCCAAAACAGCCCCAAGAACGCGGAAGCCTTTCGGAGCAACGCCGAAGTTCAGAACGTCGGCGCTGTTGAACGCCGCCGTCGAGGTGATGGAAAAACGGAGGTCAACGTGACCGCCGCTCGTCGAGGGGCCTGGAAAGACCTTCTGCGACTGTGCCGATGTGAGACCAGAATTCGCCGTGATCTGGTCCGAGTTCCAAGTTGCCATTGTGTTTCAATCCTTTCCTTGGTTGCTAGGGTCAGTCTGCGACGCCGGAGACGTATAAAGTTACAATTCCCTGTTGTTTCGAAGCGCCCGAGGTGCCCGTGCCGAAATGGCACTTCTGGATACCGCGAAGCTCTTCAATCGCAACGCCCGGACGGAACCGATAGTCGCCTGTCGTGTCCGTGATCGGGTTGGGTTCCTGACCCCAGCCAACCGCCATCGCCTGCTGTCCGCACAAGAAGCACGGTTCAACCGGAATGGACGCCGCACCCGCCGCCGCGAACGTCGCGGATGTGGTGATCAAGGTCGAAATTTCCTCGATCTGGCGGAAGATGATGCCCTGGTAGAGCAGGTCGCCATCTTGGAACAGCGGGTTGGAATTCATCCCGCCGCCCTCACGAGCACGCGCGTCACGGTTCGCCGCAATCATGGTCGAGTCGTTGTTCAAATCGCGGAACGCACGCGCGCCGCAGAACATGACAAACCATTCTTGCCCGTTTTCCGTCCGGAATGGGCGGATCGCAGGCGACGCATTCTTCGCCATACGTTTGGCAAGCTGCGCCGTCGCAACCGTCAACTTGTCGTTCGTGCTGTCCACGTTCCCCAAGCCGGTAGCATGGGTCGCGCTGTAGTTGGACGTGGCATTTCCGAACAAGATGCGGTCCGAGTTCGCCGCGCACCACGTGTTGAAGTTGGCGGCAGTTGCCGCCGTCACAACCGTGTTGCCCAGCGAGTCGAAGATCGCAACGGCCGGTATGTTAGAAGTCGTGACGGTTGGACCCGCCATGTACTTCAACATATCCGCGCGCAACGTGTCCGCCGACCACAGCTTGAGCATGTCCCGAGCCGCATTCAGCAGATTGATTTCCGTCTTGTATGCCGTTGACTTCGGCACCTTGACTGCGTTGCGGACCCAATCAACCGACAGGGCCATGTTGTAGTTGCCGAGCTGCTCTTCGTTGCCGTCGAGAATGCCCGCACCGCGAACACCAGCCGCGCCCAGCTTCGTGATCAACGGAAAGTTGATCGTCTTGCCAGCCTCTTCCTGGAGTTCGTATTTCGTGAGAATGATGCTTGACGACTTCCGGCCCATGTAGGGCAGTAGTCCTGACTCGCGCACGTATTCAGCGAGATAATCTGTAGACCACACTTGCTTTTCAAGTGCGGATGCCAATGCCGTTTCGGCCATGACTCAAGTCCTTATGACTTGAACACCGCTCCAAATGCTGCGCCTGGGCCCGTGGGCACCTTAAGCGATCCCCCGCCAGCGCTTGGGGCGTTGACGAGCGAAGGACGTGGAAGCGGTGTTCCTGATTGCGGGAATTGTCCCGCAGCAGGCGCCGCCGATTGCTGCTGATCGAGTTTGACATAACCCCGCTCTTTGGCCTGTTTTTCAAACCAAGTATCAGGATCATCGTCCCCCAACTTCGCGGCGTTCAGCGAGCGCTTGTGCTGCTTGACGACGAAATCGTAGGGATGACGCTGACGGGCGATTGTTTGGTACAGCCCCGGATTGTTTTTCAACTCATCCGCAAGCCATTCCTCTGCCGCTTTAACTGTCTCCTCGCCGTGCTGTTGCTGGGCGACAAGCCATGAGGTTTCGAACAGCGTGTCCTGCCTATCGGCTTGCCGTTGCTCTTCCACATGACGGTTGAACCCGTCCGGATCGGCAATGGGGTCGATAGACGGTTTCGGCCGTCTCGTGAGTTCCTCGAATTTGCGCTTGTATTCCTCGGCCTCGCGTTGGTGCCGTTGGGCTTTCTCGCGAGTGTCAAGGAGCGCCTCTAGCGGCACGTGCCCCGGTGGGGGCTGCGGCCTTGGAGGCTCTGGAGGCGGCGCGGGAGGTTGTACGGCCTCCGGGGCGGGCTCAGGCTGTTCCGGCGGGGGGGCTGCAGGCTCCGCGGCAGGTTCAGCAATTTGTTTCGGCGCAAATCGTCCGGCATCGTCCCTGGGTTTATCCAGGAACGCCAATTTATCGTCAGACATTCATCCCTCTTAGCGCCCGTTTGAATCCCGGCGGCGGATCATCGCCCGTTGTGACAGCGGCGGCCCGTATTCATTCACGCCCGTGAATCCGGCGGCGATACCCCATACGGGGCGAAACTATTCCGAACGTCCGAACGTCCGGTATTTCTGGCGGTAACGATGCTTCCGCGATTGCTCTTCCAAAGTCGCGCGCAAATAGCGCAACTCTGGCGCAGTAGATGCATCATCGATTGTCTGGTCTACGACTGAGCCGTATTCCGCGAAATCTGTGTAATCCTGCTCCGGCTCCGAAACGCCAAGCACGAAATCTTGCGGAGCAGCCAAATCGTCGGATAGTTGGTCAACAGCTAATCCGTAATCGGCGTGGTCGGTCCAGTCGTGATCATGCTCGGAAACGCCGAGCACGAAGTCTTCCGGCGTAACGTTGCAAATCCCCTTAATTGCAACGGTGTTGACCGAGGTTCCGCCGGACGCAGACATGGTAAACGTGCCAGGGTCTTCGCTGGCAGCCTGCAGTTCACGCGTGGCAATGGCGCTGCGAGCATCAGTGGCAGTAGTACCGCTCGTTACCTCTGACTGGTTGCCGGTATAATTCGCCGGGTAAGCAGATACAGTGCGAGTGCCTTGCGCCGCCAGCGCAACAAGCCACAACGTTTTTTCGCTTCCCCACGAAGGGGTGAGGCTTGGCGGGTTTGGGTTCGCCGTCGTTACCTCGACAACCGTTCCCGCCTCTGGGTTTTTAGCAGGGTCGGCCCCAACAACACGCGCCGACCAATAGGCGTAAGCCGTGGTTCCAGTAGACGTGACAGTGACAGTCCCGCCCTCAGAACCGTCTGCCCACCGGTAGAAAAATACCGAGCTAGGGAGATTAGTTCCAGCATAACGCTTCACCCACCCGGCTGGCGTTGCGACGGCGGCGCCGTCTTCAACCGCATGATGAATAAGCAGCAAATCGCCAGCGGCGAACGTCCCCGGGATCGTGACCGCAACGGACGTGTCGTCTGGGCCGAACCCGGTTGCAGTTGCCGATACGGCCGGGAACACACAAGCCGCAGCGTCTTGCAGCCCATCTTGCTGCGACCCGTACTCGACAAAGTCAGTCGCGTCGTATTCGTCAACCGCGATGCCGAGCGCGAAATCTTCGCGCAAATCATCGCTTAACTGGTCAGACTGCGTGCCGTAATCGGCGGTATCGGTCGTGTCCGCTTCGTCGGGCGAGACACTTGCAGGCAAGAACTCTTGGTCGTTGTCCGGTATCGCCGGGTCAACGGTCGCGCCATAGTCGGCGGCGTCTGTGAAATCCTGGTCATCAAGCGCCGATGGCGCGACTTCCGGGTTGTTATCGTCAGAAAGCGGACCGGCACTGAAACCGTAATCCGCGAAATCCGTGGTGTCGGCTTCGTCCGGCGACACACTGGCCGGTAGAAACTCCTGGTCGTTGTCGTCGATTGGCGGGCCTTGCGACCAATACCAATCCGTCCAATCCAGATCGCGCCCGTCTTGCAGCGTATCGGTATCGGAATATACCGGCTCTTCTGCCGCAACCACATCGTCAACGACGACGTTGCTTATCGAGCCTTCGTAAGCGTCCTGAAACCCGGCGTCGTAATGGGCATCAATTGCAACGCCTGCAGACCCGTCCTCAATACCAAGAATGAAATCTTCAGGTGCAGCTGCTGGCGCGTCTTGCGGATCAATGTTCGACCCGTAGTCCGCGAAATCCGTGGTGTCGGCTTCGTCCGGAGAAACCGACGCCGACATAAAATCATCGGCGCAAACACCGCAAATCGCAATGGTCGCCGCAGACCAATCTTCTGCCCCAGCGAGAGTATATGCCCCAGGGTCTTCGGTCCCGGTCTCAAGCCAACGCCCGGAGAACGCGAGAGCCGATCCTGTTGCCCCTAAAAGGTTCTCTTGGTCCTGCTGATAGTTCGTCGGGTAGGCAGAAACCGTGTCGGCTGCATCGTTGTTCGCCGAAACTGACCGCCAAAGAACCTTCCTTGCCCCCCACGTCGGAGACAAAGATGGCGAGTTAGGATTAGCATCAGTCCCGGTCGCCTTGGCGAACTGCGGCGCGAAAGACGTATCTACATCCGCAACCCGCTCGCTGCGCCAGATTGCCCGGCCACCAAAGGCGCAGGTAACGGCCAACGGCGAAGTCTCGGTACCATCGGCAAACCGATACCAAGCCGTATGCGTCATATCGATGGTGGTCGATACGAACTCGGTGTAGATTTCCGTCCAGCCAGCGGGGAACGATACTGAGTTCCCAGACCCCTGGATATTCATCACAACGAGCAAAAGCTCGCCTGATTGAATACCGGACGGGAGCGTTACGTCGTAAGGCGTGCCGACCGTATCGTTGCCGGTGACCTTGGCAACGATGCGTGGAAATTTGCACTTGTCTTCAAGCGTGATCGGCGGGTTAGGATTGTGGTCAGTAAGCGTCGACGCCCACTGACCGGTCCAGTTAACCCAATTTCCGCCGCCGACGATATTGGTCACGGGGTTTTACCCCGCGACAGACGTGGCGTTTACGATATAGGTCGTGGCTCCAGTCGCAGGCTTGTTGACTTCGATTAGCGACAGACACGCGTCGTCGAAGATGCGAGCAAGATTGAACGCGGTGTTGATGCCGTCCACCTGACAAACCATGTTTGCAACCGGGCATGGCATCCACGCAATCGGATGGCCAACCGTCATGTCGATTGCACCCGATGCCAGCACCGCCGACTTCTGAATTGCCGTGATTGCCTTAACGCCGATATCGCCGGTCTCAAGCGGCAGGAACCAAGTCGAGAGCGACGTGTCGAGGCGGTTCGCGATACCCGACGAAAGCCCAGTCACGCTCGGGAGTGTGGACGCCGCGGACGCCTGGTCCGTGTACGTGCAGACCGTGAGATTGTGCGCGGTCGCTGGAAGCACCGTGCGGATTTCCGGCATAAGGAAATTGCCGCCGATGTAATCCGCCGCCGATGCCGTCCCCGATTGATACCGCGTTGGCACGCCGGTTACGGCTTCGGAAGTCGTAATCGCAATGTTGAACGTGACGGAAAACAGCCTGTCGTAGAGCAACAGCGTGTTGGCAACGACAGAGGCGTTCGCCCCGCCCATCACGAAATGCTGCGTGTCACCGCTGGTTGGGTTCGTGAACGGATGCCCGCCCGTGCTCGCGTCCGTCCAAGCCGTACCGCCCGCGATACCGGCGGCGGCGGCCCCAGCCGCAGGCGAGTTGCCAACGAACCAAAGCGTATTGGTGAACCCGACAACGCCCGTGGTCCCGACCTTTTGGAATTGGTACTCGTAGCGCTTCGCTCCGGCTGTCGCTTCGGAGATCAGGTCCGATAGTGAGGAAAAACCGGCGTTGAATTTGAGGCGGTTTGATTTCGATACACGCCGCTCCGCGCGCTTCATGCGCTTGAGTATATCGAGAGCCTTGTCCTTCGCCGACGCTTCGTACCCGGCGCGAAGCTCACCCCGGAAGTCGCCACCGCGATGCGCAAACACCTTGCCGGGGACGCCGTGGAGCGCAATCGGCGGACCATACCAATCCTTCATGCTCGCGCTCACGCGCGCGAGTTCGTCCTTGCCGAGCCAGCGCTCAAGCTGCGAAGCGTTGACACTGCGTCCCGGAATGGCCTCATAGGGCATACCATCGCGCGGCTGAGTGTTGATTACGCCCCGGTGCATCTATCCATCCAATTCTGAAATTCCGGGTGCGGGAGCCATCCACCCCCATCGACGGGGACGGCGTGCGGCTCACCAACCCCCGGCTTGTTGAAGCCGATGCGCGCGCCACACAGGACGCACGCAAACAAAACATCGGTTTCGCTTTCTTGAACGATCCCGTTTAGCTCGTGTACGCCGTCTGCCATCTAATAACCCCACACTGGTTGCGGTGTTTTAAGCGCACGCAGGTCAACGGCGGGCTGAAGGCGTGGCGCCTCGTACTGCTGCACGGCAATGGCGTGAGGATATTTCTTCCACGCCGCGGCCGTACTACGCGCACGAACGACCCGCATGGTTTGTGCCATAGGATCGCTCGCATCGCCTTCGTACAAGATGCAAATCATTAGAATTGCTCGATAACCATCGTTGCCGAGACAGAACTCGTACCCGCAATGCAGTTGATGCCGACCTGTTCTGCAACGCCCGCCTCAAGCATCATGCCGGGGGCGGCAACCCATCGGAACAGCGCGCCGTTGGCATTGACGCCAAACCTGTAAACAGCCGTAGGGGCGGTCACGGTTTGGTTGAGGCCAAAAGTGGTGATGGACGTGGACGGCCCTTGGCTGTTGTATGGCAACATCGTGGCCGTAGCGACGGTGCCGCCTGTGTTTCTCCCGGTCGTGAATTCGTTCGACGCCGACGCCGTACCGTGGCCCGACACAACGAACTCACGCAAGCCGAATGACCGGTTGACCGCCTTGAGGGTGATCAAGTCGTTAGCAACCGTGAACGTGGCGTTCGCACGGGTGATCGAATACAGAATGCCCATAGGTTATCTCCTTAGATGGGGGTACGCGTTAAGGCAGCCGCGCTTGAGTGCCCTGCGGCTTCAAGCATTAGGCCAATGCGTAGCTGCTCCGACCGCATGGCTTCTTTGATCGCGCGGACGAGGAACGTGCGCACCTCGCCCTGGAATGCTAAAATCTTGTCACGCAAATCGCCGGGGGCTATCGCGCTAGCGTCGAACAGTTGAACCATCGTGGCATTTGCCAACTGGTGCGCCATCAATTCCGGGTTATGAACCGAGCCGGAAAACCCTTTGCTCTTTCCGTCGCCAAGCACGGCAAGCCCGGCTTTCGTCGCCAGTTCGGCGTACTCGGTAAAGCTGCGATGCGTGACCTTTTCCGGGTCGTGAATTGGGCGGAGTTCATGGACGGTTTGCATCAGTGAATAGACCCGCTTGCACCGCCCGCCTCAGGCTGCGGCATGGCCTTGGGCCATATCATTTGCTGCGCGTTGTCGATCTTCAGCCCGTGCGTTACATGTTCTGCGTGATCGATCTCGGTGGCGATCTTTTCGGTCTCGGCCTTGGTCTTGAGCGCCTTGGTCTCGTCCACCTGGATTTTTGCAATCGCTTGACGCTTGCCAATCTCGGCCGCCTCCGCCGCCTTCGGGTCCGGTTGTTGCTGTTCCATCGCGTCGATAATGTCCTGCTTCTTTGGCAGGCTGGACGCCTTGATAAGTGCCGCGAACGGGATCGGCATTGGCTGTCCGCTCTGGACCGCCATCTGCATCAGCTCGGCCAACACGCGGAATTGCTCTTGCTCCAGCACCGCCACGTCCATCGACGTATCGATGATGATATCCATGTCCATTTCGGCCGGGCTGTTAGCCTCCATCGGCTGGCCTGTCTGCGGGTCCACGAACGGTTGCCCGGTCTGCGGATCGCGCGCGTTCATAATCATGAACTTGGGGGCATTCTCGTCGTCGGTGACACGGACGAACTTCGGCCCATCCCAGAATTGCTTAACGCCTTCCCACATGCTGCGATACATGCGGAGAAGCCAATCGTCGAACGACGCCAAGACCGGGGTGTGCTCGGCAAGACCGGCCTCTTGCTCGCGTTGGATTGCGACACCCGACTGGCTGGCGTTGTTACGCCCGACGATCCCAGGCGTCGGGGACTGGCGGCGCATTTCGTCCTTCGCGTCGCGGAGCAATTCAAGGTGCGCCGGCATGAACTGGGTGTGCGTGTTGAGCGGCTCAACCTGTCCCTCACGCGCCATGACCACGCCGTCCGGCTTGGCAATCTCGTGGCGCACCTCGTCGGCATCCTGAATGCCAGGGTCAAGCCGCACCTGGCGCACGTTGAGCAAGTGAACGGCCTTCGAGCGCGCCTTGTTGATGGCGTCCTGCGGGCCGCGCATGGAGCGCACAACGCCGTAACGCCGGTTATCGCGGTCAACGTAAGCCGACTGCGCGACCGTGCACTTTTTCGGGCGACCCTTGCTGTCCTTGTACTGGCTCGGGCCGTGCTCAAGGATTGCCCCGGACACGAACACCGTCTTGCACCATTCGCCCTTCCATAGGTGATAGTGCTCAAATACCAACACGCGGCGTTTCTGTTTGTCCGCCCATGACCACGCACGGTTCGGCCGATCTTTGTACGTCTCGGTGACACTCGATGCCGTGTCTATCGACGACGTGATCGCCTGCGCTTGGTCGGGGTAAAGCTCGATGATGGCGTCTTCATCCATCCACTTCGCCAAGCCGTCATAGCGCGCATCGGCGAAGTCGTAGTCGCGGGAATAGGGGTCGTAATAGTACTCTTCGGGCCGAAATGGCTTGATGCGAATCTCGCGGTCCTGATCGACCTCGACCATGCCGCCGACGATGCCCCAAATCAGGAACGTCTTGAGGCTCTCGCGCTTGATCGTGCTGAAGCGGTTTAGATCGTCGACATAGCGCAGGCTGTCGGTCGCGACCTCGCTTGCTTTCTGATCCTTGGGCGTACGCCCCCACGCCTTCGGGTCTACCCGGCCGCGCTCCTTAATGCCGATGATGGCGTTAACGGCTGGCTTGATGTGATTGAAAACGAGCGCAGGCTGATTGCGGGCCTCGAGCACGCGAACCTCGTCATCGGTCCATTGCTTGTCGTCGTAGTAGTCCTGATCTTTCTGGCTTTCCCGGCGTGCGTCGTCAAGCAGGTCCATCGATGCGCTGACCTGGTTCTTGAGCGTCTCCAGCTTGGGCGGCTCGGCCTGTTGCTGTGGCTGTTCGATTGGTAGGGCTTGGCCCATTAGGCCGTTCTCCAATTTCCGCGTTTGACGCTGCGGTGTCTCGAATAAGAATCGTCCGGATTCCCCGGCTTAACGGTCGGCTTAACGATTGCCGGGTGCGCGTCGTAAACCGCGCGACCGATCAGGCTGCAACAGTCCACGCCGTCATCGTGCTTGCCCGCCGGGAAGCGAATGAGCTGGTCAACCACATCGCTCGCCCATTGCGTGTTGGGAAAGCTCACCTTGCCCGACGCGGCCAAGGCTTGGAACGCCCGCGCCCGTGTTGGCTTGTCGTGTATGCTCGGCTGCCACTCAATCGAACACCACGCCCGCCGATCTTCCATGCGCTTCGTGATGATGCTTTCAAGGGCGCGCTTGATGACGCCGCTTTCGGCGAACCATGTGAGCGGCTTGTGCTTGAGGATGATCTCCATCCACCGTTCAATCCACTCGCTCGCGTCCGTCTGCCCGCGCCACCAATCGACCGCGTAGATCGTGCTATCATGCCCAACGCCCCACACCGCATGTTCGGTGTAGTCGCCTCCGCCATCCGTGACCGCAAAGTCGCTTGTCCCGAATAAGTTAACGCGGGGCAGTTCGTCGTGGCGCTTGATCCATTCGCGCCGGAAGAATGTGCCATCGTCGGGCTGCGGGTTTTGCTGGTAGAGGCTACTCCAGAACCGGGGCAGCGAGTTGGCACGGATGCGCTCTAGCGATTCGGTAGGGTAGGCATCTGGCCATAGCGCCGCCCCGGAACTGTCTATCGCCGGTAGCTCCACGATCTCCCATCGGTCGCCGCCGGAATTCTGTTGCTCGATCAGGTAGCCCGATAAATCGTCTTCGTGCATCCGATGGTTAATGACGATGATGGCGCCGCCTGGCATCAAGCGATTGTAGACGCTGCCCTGGTACCATTCCTTAACGCGCTTGCGGGCTAACTCGTTTTGCGCGTCTTCCATCGATCCGAACGGGTCGTCAATGACGAATTCGTCAGCGCCCTTGCCGATGATCTGACTACCCACGCCGACCGCGTAGAAGACCCCGCCCTGCTTCGTGTGCCAGCGCCCTGAGGCTTGGCTGTCCTCGGCTAGGGCAACGCCAGGGAACACGCGGGCGTATTCTTCGGACTTGATAATGTTGCGGACCTCACGGCCTACGTCCGTTGCGAATGACTCCGACGCGCTCGCCGCGATAACTTGGCGGGTCGGGTTGCGGCCCAACGTCCACGCCGGGTAACGGCGGCTCGCCAGCTCGGTCTTGCCGTGCCGTGGCGGGAGAAGCAACATCAGCCGGTCAATCTCGCGGCGCTCTACCCGTTCGAGTTGCTCGGCAATGATGCGATGATGACGGGCGGTCTTGTAGCGGTCGTAGGTGTATTCAGTGAACGCGATCAGACTTTTCCGCGACCGGCGCTTTGACAACTCGTCCGCCAGCAACCTTTCCGACCGGTCTAGCTGCTCTGGCGGCACGGAGAGCAGCGAGTGCAATTGCAACGTCATCGTCGCTCACGTCATCCAACGGGTTAATGATCTTCAATTCAGCCTGCTTGGGCAACAAGCTCGCCACGACGCGGCAGTATTGCGCCGGGCTCTCGGCCAAACATCCATCCAGCGCGACTTTGCCGTGCTCCTGCCAATGCGCGTACAGGTCGGTGACGAACTGGTCGCCTAGCTTGTTGCGCGCCCCAGGCGGGCGGCCTGCGGGATTTCCTGTATTACCCTGTTGAAAGCGGCCCTTGTCATCACGCGTACCGTTAACTTGTTCGTCGGCCACAGCCCTATATCCCGTACCTTGTCCCGGTGATCTGGTTTTCCGACCGATCCCGCACCACGATGCGATCTTCGCGCACCTGACTGCCGGATGTCGTTACCTTGATGTCCACGTACCCGCTGCCCTTGAGGCGCTGGGTTGATG